ATAGGGTATAGGTAACTCTTCCGAACCCCACCAAATGACGTTCGGATTCTCATCTAAATAATTCATTACCTTTATTTCCCACGTAGACCTGTAGATGATATTGTTTGCATCACCTTTGTATTTCTGCGGGTTTTTCGGTTTAAACCTTCCTTTATTTGACATAAATACTATCTAGTCAACAAATAGGAATCCTCTCATGGCATTTTTCGGTCTGTCAGACATCACCATATCAAAAGAAGATAATAGACGCGGTCCCCTGGCACCACTATTTCAGGGTAATAGAGATAACACTTTTAGATACCCATTAGATATAGGTAATTATGATAAAGCTCATTACATGGTTATCAATGTTTTTAAACAAAACAACTCTCAGTATCAAGGTGTTCAGCAAAACAATATCAATAGAATTGGCGCAATTTCACAAGCAACTTCCGGAACACAAAGCACATCTTTTGCATCAAAAATTAATGGAGCAATTGATAATGCCATAAACAATCTCACAAGTGGTAAAACTTTATTCGGTAAAAGCATTGCAACTAATTTTGGGGGTCCAGTAAAACAAAAAGCGGCAGTTGACATTGATCAAAATTCTTACATTAATAGTGTACAAAGTATTGAAAACGAATCTCTGATAAAAACAACTACAAAGACTGATGAGACTGTTGTTCTCTACATGCCTGATACTTTACAATATACATTTGCACAGTCTTATTCAGAAGCATCCCTGGGCGATGAGTTGGGTGGTAAAGCTGCCATGGCTGCGAAATCTGTTTTGGAAGATATAAAAAATGGTTTAGATCCCAAAGCTGCCGCTGCTAAAGGTCTTAAAGGACCTCTTGCCACAGCAGCAATTCAAAAAACATTTGAGGCTGCGGGCACCGGTATTAAAGGTGTTCCCGGTATTGGTCAAAATACAGCAAAAGCTGCCGCATTTTTGGCACTAGGTGGTGTTAATAATCCAATGCTCGAACTGCTTTATTCATCACCTGCTTTTAGACAGTTTACTTTTGAATTCATGTTTTACCCACGTGATGAAAGAGAAGCACTCGAAGTACAAAATATTTTAGAACGTCTAAGATTTCATCAAGCACCCGAATTAGATGGTGGCTCGGGTGGTTTGCTTTTAATTCCACCTTCAGAATTTGAGGTTTCTTTCTACTATGGTGGTCGCCCAAATCCAAACTTACCGGGTATAGGTCGTTGTGTTCTCACAAATATGTCAGTCAATTATGCGCCTAATGGTTGGTCAGCATATGAAATGTTTGGTGAAAATGATCCACGTTTAGGTCGTACCGGTATGCCTACAGCCATTCAACTAACACTTGAGTTTAAAGAAACAGTTATTCTTACTAAGAAGAGTATGGTTCGTGGTAATGGTGGTTATAAATCATCTCAGTCTGTTGGTGACAAGGCACAAACAATTTTTAATAATTTTACAGGGCCGAAATAAGTTATGGCGAAGTATTTTAATTTTTTTCCAAAAACCCTTTACTCTTTATCAGACAAGTCAACGTCTGCTGATTTTGTAACAAATATTATTGCTCGTTTTGGATTTGAAAATGAGTTAAAGGAAAACTCAAATATCTATTATCCATATGACATTCAAGACGGTGATACGCCGGAAACAATTGCAAACAAATATTACGGTTCACCCGAAAGACATTGGGTAGTTTTATTGTTCAATGATATTATTGATCCACAATACGACTGGCCGCTTGACCAAAGAACGATTATTAAATATATTAATGACAAATATACGGCAAATGGCGCAGCAAACACAACGCCACAAACGGGACTGGCTTGGTCAAAAACAAATACAAAATCATATTATAAATTAGTCACAAGAGTCACCAATAATTCGACAAAAAACACAATTAAAGAAAAAATAGAACTTGATGCCAATACGTATGCAAATGTAGTAACATCAACTTCCACAAGAACACTTCAGAGTGGAACTACTATAACAGAGACAGTGAGTAAAGAGACAGAAACATATTATGATTATGAAATAAATGTGAATGAATCTAAAAGAAAAATTAAGCTGTTGAGATCAGAAATTGTTTCGCAATCAGGTTTACTTGATGAATTCAAACGTGTAATTAACTCCAAAGATTAAACATGTCTACAGTTAATTTACCAGAAACACCGTCGAAGTTTAGTCTCAATGAACTTGCCATCATAACTAAAACAGGTAAGCTGGATATTTCTAAATTATTTCAGGAGTTGAATATATTTGATTCTTTGTTGTCTCCTGTAATGACAGGTGCGGTAGTTATTGTTGACTCAATTGGTTTATCTTCAAAACTTTTGTTTGATGGCTCTGAAGTTCTTTTAGTAAACATTGGCAAAGATACAGATTCGGATGTCTTCAGATTAAAAAAAGCGTTTAGAATATATCGTCAAAGTAATAGAGCCACGTTACAACAGAATGCTGAAACATATACTTTAGAGTTTGTTTCTGATGAGTTTATTTTTTCAGAACAACAAAAAATAAATCAATCTTATAAAACAACTTATAGTGAAGTCGTTAAAAAAATATTGAACAATTATTTGAAGGTTCCCGAACAAAAGTTAAGAGGCGTTTTTCAAAACACCACAGGTGTTCGTGATTTAGTAATACCCAATCTCAAACCGATTGAAGCGTTAGAGTGGTGTGCTAAACGTTCTATCGATCAAAAAAAGTCACCTAACTATGTTTTCTTTGAGAACAATTTGGGATTCAATTTTGTTTCGTTGTCATATTTGCTTTCTTCAGATTATTTGTTTAAGATTAAGTTTCCCGCAAAAAATTTAGAAGAAACAAAAGCAAATCAAGACTTATTAAGTCCTAGACATTTTGAAGTTGTGAATCAATCCGATAAAATAAAAACTATCAGAGAAGGTGTCGCTTCTGGTACATTCATAGGATTTGATCCAATTACCAGAACGATACAGAATAAACGTATAGGATTTGAGGATCATTATAATGCTATGGATCATGGCAACGACACTGCTAACTTTTCCCAATCAAAAAATCGTGGTGGAGAAAGGGCAACTGAAGCCTATGACTCTAAAAAAGTGTTGAGTATTTTTGGTGCAAATATAAAGAACAGTGCTTATGTTAAAAAATACGATCCCACATCAATATCAAAAGTTGAGACAACAGAAGATTTTATGTTTGCCCGCAAAGCAATTTTTGCCAATTTAATGAACAAAAGAATCAAACTTGTAATGCCGGGTAATTTTCAACTGACTTCGGGTTTTAATTTGAATGTTCGTGTACCAGACTTTTCGAAAAAAGAAAGTGGTTCGGAAAACGAAGATCGTTCATTGAGTGGGAAATATTTAATTATTGCTGCAAGACACATTATCAAGTATGATATGCATGAGACAGTTTTGGAACTTGCAACAACATCGAACGAAACAGACTTTATACCACAAAGTGTACCAGAGCAGAACAAGGTGATAGAGAATTATGGAAGCTACTGATAACAAAGACTTTGCTGGTAAAAACGGCTTTATTTGGTGGGTTGGAATTGTTGAGAAAATCAACGATCCATTAAAGTTGGGACGCTGTAAAGTTCGATGTGTTGGTTGGCACACAGATAATAAATCACTGTTACCTACAGACTCTTTACCATGGGCTCAGTCTGCTCTCCCCTCAAATAATACTAATCCATATCCACCACGTGAAGGTAATATGGTATTCGGATTCTTTTTTGATGGAGAAAATGCACAACAGCCTGTAATTTTGGGAGCGTTGCCGAGTATACCTCTTATTGCTGCAAACTATCAACAAGGTTTTAACGATGCAAGAACTCCAACAGAAGTTGCTGCTGCACCCGTAAAGCCATATGAGTCTGCAACTAATTATCCACGAAAACTAGATGAACCAACAACATCAAGACTTGCCAGAAATGATTCAGACTATCCATCAGAAATTGTAGCGGCAAAGAAATCAAAACGAGCAAGTAAGGTTGAACCCGCACCATACTATAATGCAAAGTATCCATATAATAATGTGTACGAATCCGAGTCTGGTCATGCGTTAGAATTTGATGACACAAAAGGCTCCGAACGTGTGCATCTCTATCATCGTTCAGGTTCTTATGTTGAGTATGGCCCACTGGGTGATCGTGCAGAAAGAATTCAGCGCAATAAGTTCGAAGTTGTTATTGGTGATGAGCAAGTATATGTGAAGGGTGATGTTAAGATATTTGTCGATGGTGATTACGATTTAAATGTCACAGGAGACATTAAAATTAACGGTAAAACCGTCAATCTCAATCAGGGAACAAAGGGTGCGGCTCGCATTGGCGACACGACTTTGGATAATGATACTGAGTTGAATGGACCAGATACTGGAACAATTAGAAGTGGTTCCGGCACAGTATTCATTGGAAACTAAGATAAATAAAAGATGTCAACTACAATTACGTCTAACGAACCAAAAATACAGGTCGAACGTTCGTATAAAGACCTAGATTTAAACTTTACAGCACATCCCGTTAAGAAGGATGTAAGCCGACATTTAAATGAAAAGGCTATTATTAACTCTGTAAAAAATCTAGTGTCTACTAACTTTTACGAAAGACCTTTTCAACCAGACTTGGGGTCATCAATTCGTTCTTTATTGTTTGAGCCAGTCGATTCTGTTTTTGGTGCTTCAATAGAAAGACGGTTATTTGATGTTATTAATAATTATGAGCCAAGGGTTTCAGTAGAATCAATCGTTGCAATTCCCGCTCCAGATGAGAACGGTTATCAAGTTTCAATGACTTTTTTTATTGTCAATTTACCCAACCCAATTACAATCAATTTCTTTTTAGAACGTATAAGATAAAATGGCTGAACCACTACAAGTTACCGAACTTGATTTCGATCAAATCAAACAAAATTTAAAGACTTATCTAAAGGGTCAGTCTGAGTTTACCGACTATGATTTCGAGGGTTCTGGTCTAAGTGTTTTGTTAGATATTCTGGCATACAACACACATTATAATGCTTATTATCTGAACATGGTTGCCAATGAAGCATTTATGGATACTGCTTTGCTGCGTGATTCGGTTATCTCACACGCTAAAGTTTTAGGTTATGTTCCATATTCAAGAAAAGCACCACGTGCAACAATTAATTTTGTCGTCAATACTAATGTTGATGATGATATCTCTCTGACTATACCAAAGGGCTTTACATTCTTATCTAATGAAATTGATGGAATCAGTTATAATTTTGTTACACTGGAAGAAACTAGAGTAACAAAATCAGCTACAGATTTTACATTTTTAAATCTACCAATATATGAAGGTCAGCTAGTAACGTATAATTACACGCTTGATCAGACCACAAATCCAAAACAATTGTTTTCGCTTCCGGATACTAATGTAGATACTTCTACTTTAACAGTTTCGGTTCGCAGTTCTATATCAAATACAGATTCGGAAGTTTATACTTTAGCTTCTGATGCATCTACTGCAACCACAACATCCACTGTTTTTTATTTACAAGAAAACAGAGGTGAAAAATACGCTATCTATTTTGGTGATGGTGTAATTGGTAAAAAGTTACCTAATGGTGCCGTGGTTAGTATTACATATCTAATTACAAACGGCACAGCTTCCAATAAAGCAAACAATTTTGTTGCGACAGGAGTTCTTGCTGATTCTCTTGGAAATCCACAAACTGATTTTACGATTACTCCAGTCAGTGAAGCTGCTGGTGGTGCCGAAAGAGAATCTGTCGATAATATTAAATTTGCTGCACCCTTACAATATACAACACAAAATCGACTGGTAACATTTTCTGATTATGAGTCATATATTCTAAAAAATTATCCTTCTATAGAATCAATTTCTGTTTGGGGGGGTGAAGAAGAAGTGCCCCCTAAATTTGGTATAGTTTACATTGCACTAAAACCAAAACAAGGTTATTATCTATCCAATACAGAAAAGCAACGCATCAATGATGAAGTAATACAACCAAAAGCAATTGTTGCGATTCAGACAGTATTTCGTGATCCTGAATACTTGTATTTGGTTATTTCGCCAACAGTTACATACAGTTCGAATAAAACAACTCTTACAGAGACTCAGTTAAAAACGACTATTAGAAATGCTATATTGAATTATAAGACAACTAATTTAGATAAATTTGAATCTCAATTTATACTCTCTAAAGTACAAGATGCTATTGATTCGGTTGATACAAATTCGATTATTGGTTCCAGTGTTTCGGTTCGTTTACAGAAACGCTTTACTCCAACTCTAAATGCATCTGTACCATATACAATTAATTTTAATGCTCCTTTGCGTAGAGGAACGATTGGGAATAAGTTGACATCAACATTGTTTACTGTTGCAGACTCCCGAGGTATTGATCGTGAAGTTCAGTTTGATGAAATACCACAATCATTTTCTGGAATAACATCAATTCAGGTGACTAATCCAGGTGCTGGTTTTACTTCTCCACCAACAGTCACAATTGATGGTGACGGAACTGGAGCCACTGCAACTGCAATAATCGTAAATGGCCAAATTAATCGTATTGAAATTGTAAATCGTGGTATTGATTATACACGTGCCACAGTGTCAATTACTGGTGGCGGCGGCTATGGTGCCACAGCTACCGCAGTCATTGATGGAAGAACTGGAACAATTCGCACAGTCTATTACGATTCATTTGCACAGAGACAAGTTGTTGATGAGAACGCAGGCGAAATTGATTATGATGCCGGCACAGTTACAATCACAAACATTGCGATTAAAGATGTACAGTCGGTTGAAGGTGATATTAGACTTTCAATTGAGGCTGAAAAGGGAATTATCAGTACAACAAAAAACACAATTATTACGATAGATCAAGACGATCCAACATCAATTAGCACAACGTTAGAACCTGTATAATGCCAGCAGATTTAAAAACATCGATACTTGTTAATCGTCAAGTTCCCGAATTTATTCGTGACGAATATCCCAAGTTTATTTCATTCATAGAAGCATATTATGAGTTTCTTGAGGCTCAAGCTAATACTGCGACTACTTCAAATAATTTAATTACTACTGCAAAATCATTACGTAACATTGCTGACGTTGATGAGTCGTTGGATCAATTTGAGAAAAACTTTTATAACACATACGCAACTTTAGTTCCTCTTGAAGTTCAGTCGAATAAGGCTCTTCTCTTCAAACAACTATTACCACTATACAAATCAAAGGGATCAGAAAGTTCATTTAAACTTTTGTTCCAGTTAGTATTTGGTGAAGATATTGAAGTCATTCTACCCAAAAATAATGTTCTACGACCATCAGCAAGTGTTTGGCAAGTAGATAGTAAACTCAGAATTAATCCCGATATCTCAAGTCGTTATATTGGTAACGGAACTAATAAGGTTTTTTATTTGGCACAGCAGTCGGGTATTGATGATGTTAATGTTTTCGTTGACAATGTGCTTAAAACACCCAAAGTTGATTATTTTATTAACAGAGAATATCGACAGCTAAATTTTGTTTCTGCACCATCGAACAATGCAGTTGTTCTTGTCAACTACGATAATTTTAATATTGATTTATTAAACAATCGTAAAGTCACTGGTTTGAAATCGGGTTCTAGTGCTATCGTCGAATCAGCATCAAAGAGAACAGTTTCAGATACTCTGAATCTTGGTCTTCCTGTAGAACTTT